AACAAGCCTTGATTGCACGCGCTTCGGTGTCGGTGATCTCCTGCAATTCGATCAGCCGCGTACGCCCGTTGACAGTCAGCGCGACGACATCGCCGAGACCAAGCGCAAGCTGGCTTGGTGGCAAGGCGAAATCGGCGCTCTCACGTCCCGCCCATAGATCCTGCAACCAGATTTCCGCGCGACGCTCGGCTTCGGCATCGTTCGTGACAATCGCAAGGTCGGCATGGGCGCTCGGAGTTGATCGCCCCTCCAGTCGTCGGGAAGTTGCAACTCCGCGCTGGTAGTCCGCACCACTGTCAGTGAAGCCGAGCGTCACTTCCCTGGGCAGGTCTCTTTCCTGCATGCGGATCAAACGGACAGGCGCGGTTTCGTCTGGCAATACGAGAGCATCCTCAGTCAGTTCCGCGACCGGGGCGCCGCCGCGCTGGCGAAAGCGCAGGATCCCGTCCTGCTCGAAGCCGTCAAAAGCGAAAGCGAGCGCCAGCGGATCAAGCATCGCACGGGGCGACATTGGCCGATCGATCACGTAACCGTCCGGCCCCTCGCCCAATTCACTACAGTCGATATCGGTTATCGAGTTATCCGCGAGCAATCTGGAAACGAGTCCGTCGAGCGGCGTCGAACCAAGCCGACCCGTGAGCCAGTGCCCGGTCGCCCAGTTGGCGCCGTCGCTCCATTCCTCTGTTGCCGCCGGGAATGCCGGGTAAGGCCGCGCGTCCCAGGTCCACAGATAGATGGCATCGCACGCAACCATGCGGCCGCCATAAACCGGCGAAACGGGATTGAGGGTGGCGTCGCCAAAAGCCGGATCGAAAGCACTCAGTGCTGCCTCGAGATAGCGGCGCTGCATCAGGTCGTCGCGTCTGCCATTTGAATAGTACGGCAGCCCCGCGTCGGACGATTTCGGATCGGGGAATATGCTCGGCTGGTTCGCGCCTTTATTCACCGCCGGGCAGCCGATTTCGATAAGCCAGATTGGCTTCGATCGCGGCATCCAGGCCGTGGGAGTGCCGAGTTCGGCACCTCCTAAACGTTCGAAGTGCGGCTGCGACCAGAAATTCCACAGATCCTTTTGCCGGAATATCCACGGTTTTCCGAGGCCATCCGTGATTGGGCTGCGTGTCTGGGAATCGCGGGCAGTCTTGTCCGCGTAGTACCAGTCGTAGGCTTCGCCATGCGCGAGATTGTTGGCAAGATAGCTCAGACGATATGGATTATCGGTCAACGCGGCATCGCGTTGGTCGCCCTTATCTCGCCAATCGGAGAGCGGCGCATAGTAGTCGATGCCAATGACATCAATCGACGGCGAGGCCCAGAGTGCATCCAGTGGAAACCGCACTTCGCTTGCAGTCGCATCTACAGCGTGTGCGCCATATTCGGTCCAATCGGCGCCATAGGTGACAATTGCATTGGCTCCCACAATCATCTTCACGCTGGCCGCAAGGGCCGAGAGCGCATTCACAGCCGGATACACGCCCGCTGCAGAGCGTACGCGGGTCAACGACTTCAATTCCGAGCCGATCAGGAAGGCATCGACACCGCCCGCACTCGCGGCAAGTGATGCATAGTGCAATATGAAATTGCGGTAGTTCCATTGATCGATACCGCCGCTAAAGAACGCGTCAACCTGAACTGCCGCACCAGCGGTGCCATCCGGTGATGCCGGCTGCCCCGGCGCTGGGTCGCAGGTGATGCGACCGCGCCACGGAAAGGGCGGCTGCGACGCAGCCCCCGTCCAAGGATCTCGCAAGCCATTGCCCGCCGGCACATCCATCATCAGAAACGGATAGAGCGTGACCTTAAGGCCGCGGCTTTTCAGTTCGACAATGAGGTCGCGTACGCTCTGGTCGGATGGCGTGCCGCCGAACGCGACTCGTCCATTGATAGAAGAGACAAGGTGAGCGGTCGCGCGGTCCTTTCCGGCGACCGACCAAACGCCGCCGAAAGTCTGCTTATCACGATTGTCTATTCCAGGCACGACGCGGCATTGGCCGCAACGAAGATCGTTTCCGAACCATGCAACGACGATTGCCACGCGCTCCAAATTCGGTGCGACGGCCTGCAATTCATCGAGCGCTGCAATCACGTCCGATCGGGCGGATGTGATGTGTCTGTTCTCGGGCGCGAACTGGCCCGGTCCCAACACCCGCACTACAGTTTGGGGTTCATACCCGAATTCAGTCGAACCGGGAATAAGCGTGACCGCACGCAGCATCTGCTCGAGACGGCCTACAGGGCGCACCACCTCGAAGGACAGTTGCGGAATGCGGTTGCCGAAATTGGCAAGCGGCAACCGCTCGAACACCACATAGGCGAGACCACGATAGGCCGGCGCATCGCTTTCTTTGGCGACGATCAAGGGATCGGGAAACTGCGTCTCGTCACCTTTGTAGGTTCGGATGGTCAGGCCGGAGAGATCAAGCAGTTTGCCATCGGCCCAGATCCGCAGCACGGCTCCAATCGGACCTTCACGCAGCCCTACAGCGAGATTTGCAAAGTACGAATACGTCGTCATCGTTGTGGTGACGGCCGGTCCTCCACCCATACCCTTGCCGCCACCGGTCGGTTGCGAACTGGTGCTTACAATCTCTTCAAGGTTGGTCGCCCAGATGACCTGCCCCGGCAATCGAGCCCGCCCGTAAACGCGCGGTATCGGTGCGCCTTCTGTCGAGGCCATCACTTCAAGATCTGCGAGGCGTGGTCCTTCGTGAAAAATTTCACGGCGACTGGCGAACAGTGCGCGATCTATCGCGTTTCCGGCGATGGCGCCGACCAAGCGTCCGGCGATTGCGCCGGCCGGGCCGAACACCGTCGTTCCGGCGGCAGCGCCGGCAGCTGAAAGAACGAGTGCAGCCATTAGCCGATAACTCCAGGGAATTTAAAAGCGTAGGCGAGACGTCTTCGCCACCAGGGCGCGATAGAAACTTCCGCAACTGCTGCGCCGTCGTGGGCGTGCACCATCATTTTGACACTCGTTAAGATGGCGGCGTGCTTGGCCGGCAGGTTCTCTCGCCAGCGGAACAACACGACATCGCCCGGAGCGATGTCGGCAAATGAAATGGCGGTCAGATGACGCGCCGCGGCATCGGCTAGCGATTCGGTGCAAGTCGCTTCAGCCCAGTCGGGCGCGTATGGGAGGACTGGCTCCGGCTCTGCGCCGACGATTGCGCGCCACACACCACGCACCAGGCCAAGGCAATCGCAGCCGATGCCCTTGAGAGAAGCTTGATGCCTATAGGGCGTGCCGATCCAGCTTCGCGTTTCCGCGACTATTTCTTCTCGACAAACGAACATCGCTCACCGTTGCCGGCTCGCGCCGTCATTGCCCGGTTGTCCCTGGAGGGGATAGCTGATGACGAAGTCATTGCCCGGAATATGCGGAAAACCGCGAAAGTTGACGGTATTGTTAAAGCGGCTTTTGCAGGTTTCAAATCGCTTGTCGCAGCCTGCGGTGATCGCAAACCTGTCGCCGACCAAAATGGGCCCTGGCATGGCTTGCCAGAGTTCGATGGTGACTGCGCCGTCGCTGCGATGGTCCTTAACCTCCACGCTTAAACCGGCATTCGCACCGCTTGTGAATGTGAGTCTGCCCGCCCTGAACCAGGCATCGTCAAAACTATCCAGGCCACTTGCCCTGAAAACGGAGGTTGCATTGATCGCGGTCACCACCCCGCTCCCGCGGAAGCGGACGTCAGTGAGGTCAATGCCGCACCGATTGTCGCCAAGATCGGCGGAACAGGTTGCGGTGAAGAGCCGGCCACTTACCTGGGAGAGCCGCTCGTTCAGACCGCGTACTTCGGCCGTAAAACCCCCGCCCTCGCGCCTAACTTCGCCCAAGGTGCCTTTCGCGAGGAGGACGCACAAATTGGGCTGACTCCAGTCAACAAGCCACACTTCGACCGCAGCTCCATCATACCGGCCTGCGACAAGATCGTTTTCGTTAAGCGCGTCGTCGGAGAGTGCGCCCGAGATCTCGGAGCTGTCCACGGCAAGCCCGAGCTTTTGCGTCGCTTCGCTCCCGGACAATCCGCTGTCAGCACGGCAAATAACTTCGCCGAGCAGGATATCCTCATCGTGATCGGTGAAGCCTTGTTTGATGTCATCGGTGCGGGTGATGACCCAGCAACGGCAGAGCGTGGTGATGCCTGAATCCAACTTAGCTTGTAGAGCCGGCGGAATTTTCCTCATGGCCTGATCTCCACCACCGGGATTTTCGGGATTGCGCCGGCCGCGAAAGCGGACAGATCCATCTCGAGGTAGTCGATGTCGAAACGGACCGGCACGTCGAACAAGAATCCGGCCGAAACAGCTGCACCGCTTGCGGGAATATGGCCGGGAAGAAAAGTGATCACGCCCGTCGTCGCATCAACCGAGAAGTGTGTCCCTTCCTGCATTTCGGTTTCGGCGACCGCGACGCGCACGCTGCGCGGGACAGGTTTCGCGATTGGCCGTTGATACGGCAGGTAAACCGCGCCATAGGTCTTGCAGAGCTGGAATGCCTTTTCCGTGCCGTCACCGGTGCCAAGGATCTGGTCGATTGGTGTTACTGCTGCCCCAGGTGCTGTCGACGAATGATCGAGCCGGTCACGCCAGCGAAAGCCGTAAAGTCGCCCACGTCGCTCCTCGAAGAAGGCGAGCACCTGCGACAGGGCATCGAACGTTTTTATGCCGTAACCGGCATCGTAGCGCCGTCGTGAATGCGCCCAGCGCGCATTGCGTTCCTCGGCGTCCCGAACCAAGGGTGACGACGTC